CACAAAAGCACTAGCAAGATCGATGGCAAACACTAAACAAGTGAAAGCAGTATTTCCTCTGATTCAAGGGTTACCTACTACAGATAACTATGATTCAGGAGATAGCGTTTCACTATTTAGTACTGCACACCCAACGATAGCTGGAGTATTTTCAAATACTCTTACTACGCAAGCGGATTTAAACGAAACATCGTTAGAACAAGCGTTAATTGATATCGCTGCACTAACTGATGAAAGAGGTTTAAAAATCGCTGCTAAAGGTGTGAAGATGATTGTCCCATCTGCTAATCAGTTCACTGCTGAGAGATTGATGAAATCTCAAGGTAGAGTTGGAACTGCTGATAATGATATCAATGCAATCAAATCTATGGGTATGATTCCTCAAGGTTATAGAGTGAACAACTACCTTACAGATACTGATTCTTGGTACATAATCACAGATGTACCTAATGGTATGAAACACTTTGACAGAGCTCCTCTTACTACTAAGATGGAAGGGGACTTTGACACTGGCAACGTAAGATACAAAGCTAGAGCAAGATACGTTTTTGGCGTATCGGACCCTAGAGGTATTTACGGTGTTGAAGGTGCGTAATACTTAAAGAAAATTAATGGGGCGGCCTCAAAACCGCCCCATTTACTTAATAAAGATAGAAATTCACTATGAAAAACTTCCGAGTACAGATTCTTGCTTACGGCTATTCCGCTGATTTTAATGTTTCAGCTGAAGACACCCCAGAAGGTATTGAAAAATCAATCCTTGACAAACTGGGAAAAAATGAGGTAAAGTTCGAGTCTAATGGATTTACGAGGAAAGATCGTAAATGGATAACCTATGAGGAGGTTATAAATGATCCAAGACCTATACAAACAAAAGAAGTCCTTGGAGTTAAGTTGGGAGCAGGAGTATAACGAATCCGGTAAATATACTCTTAATATGGTCGAAATTGATGAGAAGATTAAAAGTACTATTACTCAGATCAAATTAGAAGAAGCTCGCCAAGCAGATCTTAGAAATAAGATTTCTGAATCTAAGGCCGAAGTTTCGATAGCCACTTAAGCGCTATCAAAAATCATACATTTTGACAGGGATACCTTGCGCTGAACGCAAATCTGCGTTATAGATTAATCAGTATACATTAAATTAAGAACGTAAACGCGTATACTCGACGGCCTAGAGATTACGTTCATTAAACTAGGAGGATTTTAATTATGGCAAAAACTACATTTGCAGGACCAGTCTACTCAAAGAGTGGATTTATTACTACAGGGCCTGCTAACACGGTAAGCTTAACTGCGGACACAACTTTAACGGTTGCTGATCATGCAGGGAAGATATTACTTTGTAACGACGCAGATGGAAAATTTACTTTACCTACAATTAATGTAAATTCAAATAGCGCTGTAGCCGGTTCTACCGACTACAATAACCTTAACAATATTGGTGCAAGCTTCTATTTCTATGTTGAAACAGCAGCGACTGACATGGATATCTTAACTGACGGAACTGATAGGTTCGTTGGTTCGATTAATATTGGGGTTACTAATGGTGATTTTAAAACTTTCTTTCCAGGAGTTAATGACGACGTAATCACTATGACAGGGGCAGAAGAAGGTGGTATCGCAGGTAGCGTTGTACAAATTACAGCTATAGATGATGATGCATATTTGGTTCATAATTCTTTGTTAAAAGGATCAGGAACTATAGCAACACCATTTGCTACTGCGTAATAAAAAAATTATTCTAAGCTCCTTCGGGAGCTTAGAAGATTAAAGGATTGAATTATGGCAAACGTATCAGACGTAAAATCGAAATTTTTTGAACCGGACGGTGTCGATGCTGATCAAGTATCTGCATCAGGTTCGGCTACAACTTTAGTTATAGCTGACGGAGGACCTTATGGAAATCTTACAGAAACAATAACTTTATATTCAACTGCGGATAATAGTGGAATAACTTTTGATATCACTGGAACTGATGGAAATGGAGATGCTCAAACAGAAACTCTTACAGGTCCTAATGCAGGTACTGTAAACTCTGCAAATAAATATTTGACGGTTACGAGTATTGTTGGATCAGGATCTATTACGACGGATATTCAAGCAGGAATATTGGGTACAGGAGCACTTACTGGAACTGTATTTGCAGGAAGAACAAGAATCAGAGGATTAACAGGTACAAGTAAAGCTTCGGCTGGAAATATAGTTTTTAAGAATACTTCAATAACAGGAACTACTTTATTAACGATTCCTTTAACCGGTGCAGTAGGCAATATAGACCCTTACATTCCTGATAATGGAGTACTGTTTAGTGCGGGTGCGTACATAAATCTAACTGCAGCGGATGTCACAGGTATAACAGTATACTATGACGGGTAGGGTTACATGGCTAACACTACTTCTCACTCTTATACATTTGATAAAACTCTTCCGATTGATGAGATCGTAGAAGAGGCTTACGAAAGAATTGGCTTACAAAACGTTTCAGGTTATCAATTAAAAACAGCTAAACGATCTTTAAATCTTTTATTTTCTGAATGGAGTAATAGAGGACTTCATTATTGGGAAATCGCTAATCAAGGTTTTACTTTAGTAGACGGAACGAGTGTTTATACATCATATAGATCCCCGGCTGATGGTGCTTCTAACGGATTAACAACGACTTTGTCTGCAGGAATTAATGCAGCGGTTACCGATATTCCTTTAACAGAAGTTACAGATATGCCTGGCGCTGATCAAGGAGGAGGAACGATTACGGTAGGATCTGAAACGATTCGATACACAGGAAAATCAGCATTGACTGGAGCAGCTAATCTTACAGGAGCTGTGCGTGGATCTAATGGTACTACTGCGGCTACACATTCAAGTGCCGATGCAGTCACTCAACATGCTACTGGAATGGATAACATATTAGAAGTTAATTATAGAATTACTTCTACAAGTATTGATTCTCCAATGACCGAAGTCAGTCGATCTCAGTATCAAGGCTATTCTAATAAAACAGCAAAAGGAACTCCCACTTCTTTTTTTATTCAAAGATTTATTGATCGAACAACTATAACTGTATATTTAACTCCTGGGGCAGCGCAAGATGGAAATAAATTAAATTTATATTATGTACGAAGAATTCAGGATGCAGGTGCTTATACAAATGCAAGTAATGTACCCTACAGATTTGCACCTTGTATGACAGCGGGACTAGCATTTTATTTATCCCAAAAAAATGTGCCCCAAAGGTCGCAGGAATTAAAACTTTATTATGAGGATGAATTGGCTAGAGCCATAAAAGAGGACGCTGATATTACAAGTACTTATATCGCACCTAAGGTTTACTATCCTAACGCTTAATTATGACTACATTTGCTTCAGGTAAACATGCACTTGCTATTTCAGATAGATCTGGATTAGCTTTTCCTTATCTGGAAATGGTAAGAGAATGGAATGGCGCGTGGGTTCATTTTTCAGAATTTGAACCTAAACAACCTCAATTGGAACCTAAACCTACAAGTGCGGATCCTCAAGCTTTACAACGAGCTAGACCTTCAAGAGTAGCTTTTGCTACGCCGGCTCCCTTAAATGATAATCCTTTTACCACTGAGATAGGCACTACAGTTATTGTAAACCAAAATAGACATCAACGATCTACTGGAGATGCAGTTAGATTTTATCAAGTTAAAAATCCTGTAGGAGGGGTAGCTATATCTACTTTTGAATTAAGCACCACTTTAGCTACAACTATTACAGCTACAGATACTTCTATTGTACTAACCGATGGTTCGCAATTTCCTACCTCAGGATATATTGTCATTGAAGCAACTGACACAGATCAATCTTCGTTACAGTATGGAAAAATTACTAGTGAAACTATTCAATATACCGGTCGAAGCACAAATACTTTAACAGGCTGTACTCGAGGAACGGCTGCTCCTTCTTATGGGGAAACACCAGTTTCTACGACAGCGGCAGCTCATACAGCAGGGGCTAAAATTTATGGCTCCTATGAAATAACTAAAATCGACAGTTCTCTTCCTTATGCAGGAGAACCATCAACATTAACTGTAAGCAATAGTTTTAGTTTTACTTTAGCAAACGCTGCTACTAGTATAGCAACAGGAGGAGGATTTTTTGTTTTCGGTGGACCCGTAAACGATAGATCATAATGTTTAAATTTATTAAAAAATTATTTGGTAAAAAAGAAGTTCCAACAGTAGCGCCACCCAAACCAAAACCAACTCACTGCACTGTTCATAAAAGATATATGAAGAGTTGCTCAAGCTGTAACACTATTGTACAAAGGGGTTATTAATTATGGCTACATATACACTCGCAGAATTAGAAGCTGACATTAGAGGTTATGCCGAAGTAGACAGTACTGTTTTTAGTGGTGCTGTTCTAAGCAGATTTATAGGAAATGCAGAAAATAGAATTTTATATGATCTCCCTATGGATTCTGATAGAAAAATGGCTACTGGGAATTTTGCGCTTGATAATAATACTATTAATGTTGACGCAGGAGCTTTGTTTGTTCGTGCTGTTGAAGTATTTGATTCCACCTCATCAACTGATGGAAATTCCGTTTTTTTACAGAAAAAAGATGTCACTTATTTAAGAGAATATGTAGCAAAGTTAACAGGACCTGCGGGAGGACTTACAGGACAAGATGTTACTGGCCAACCTAAATATTATGCAATGTTTGGAGGAGCTACGGGCTTGAGTGACACAACTTCAGGAGGGCTTCTTCTAGCCCCTACGCCGGACGCGACATATGCTTTTAGACTTTATTATAATGCACAACCTACAAGTCTAGTGACTAATACCTCTGGGACTTATCTCAGCCGATACTTTGCTAGTGGCCTTTTATATGGCTGCTTAGTAGAGGCTTTTGGATATTTAAAAGGACCGATGGATATATTGACACTATATGAAAACAAGTATAAACAAGAAGTACAGAAGTTTGCAGGAATGCAACTTGGAAGAAGAAGACGAGACGATTACACTGATGGTACGGTTCGTATCCCAGTTAAATCACCGTCACCTTAAAGGATTAAATTATGGCAATAACATCAGCAATTTGTAACAGCTTTAAAGAAGAAATTTTACAAGGAGGACATTGTTTAAATGCCTCTGGAAGTACGGCTGCCGGAAATACGATTAAACTGGCTTTATATTCAAGCAACTCAGCGACATTAAGTAAATCAACAACAGTTTACGCTGCACCCGCAGATGCCACTGCCGATCCAACTTCAACTTATGAAGTTACAACTACATCTTCAGGATATTCAGGCGGAGGAAATACTTTAACAAATATTGATGTTACTTTAGATAGTGACACCGCGGTTTGTGATTTTGCCGATACCAGTTGGACATCGGCTAGTTTTACTGCACGAGGATGTTTGCTTTATAATACTACTGCTATTACAGGATTTACTACTAATCGATCCGTCATTGTTATCAATTTTGGTGGGGACAAAACAGTTACTAGTGGAACATTCACGATTGAATTTCCAGCAGCAGCTGCATCAACAGCGATCATCCAGCTAGCGTAAGGAGTCCTTCCTTATGGCTAACACTTGGAATCAAGCCTTAACAACCTGGGGTCAGAATACCTGGGGTCAACAAGCTGACGTCACTCTTACATTAACAGGACTCTCAGCAACTTCATCACTTGGAAGTGTTGTAGCTTTCAATGAACAAGGATGGGGTAGAGATACTTGGGGATTTGAAAACTGGGGCGAATCAGCACTTACAGTTCCTCTTACAGGTCTTTCCATGACTTCAGCATTAGGATCTCCTACACCAGGATGGGGAGAGCTTGCTTGGAATAATAGTGATTATGGTTGGGGCTATCCAGTAATTCCTCAACAACAAATGGGACTTACAGGAATTTCCGCAACTTCCGCTTTAGGCTCTCCTACAGTTACTCCAGAGACGATTGCATCATTGACGGGACTTTCTGCCACTTCTGCCCTTGGATCCGTAACTACAATAATCGGAGTTCCTTTAACAGGAATTTCAGCGACAACTTCAGTTGGAACACCAACTGCAAGGTCCTATCATACAATTTCTTTAACTGGTCTTTCTGCTACTACGGCGGAGGGAAGTGTAAACATCACATCTAATCCTACTGTTCAGCCCACAGGAGTTTCAGCAACATCATCGGTTGGAGCAATTACTCCACCAGCTCAAACAATGGGACTTACTGGAATTTCAGCTACGAGTGCTGTAGGAGCTATTACACCAGCTGATGTGATGGGACTTACAGGACAGTCAGCAACAACTACGTTAGGAACCGTTTCTCCTTTACATTATGAAGTTGACACTATTACCGGGTCCACATCCTATACAGATACTACCATAACTGGGTCCACGTCCTATACAAGTGTTGACATCACTGGCTATACCGCTTATACAAAAGATACACACGCGGCTTAATAGGAGAAAATATGGCTTCAAATTATACAAATTTAGGGGTTCAACTCATGACTACCGGCGAGAAGGCTGGTACGTGGGGGACTCTCACTAACACAAACTGGAACATCATGGAACAGATTTCTGGTGGTTATACAACACAAGCTCTTACTGATGGTGGAACAGTTACTTTAACCAAAAATGATGGAACGACGGGGGCTACACTGGCTACTCGTGTTATTAAATTAACAGGAACATTGTCTGTTGGAAATGCTATTGTAACGGTACCAGACAGTATTGAAAACTGGTGGCTCGTTAACAATGCAGAAGGTGGTAGTACTTATACCGTTACCTTTAAAACAGTTTCTGGCACAGGGGTCGAATGGGCGGCAGGAGTTACAGGAACAAAATTACTTTATACAGATGGAACAAATGTTTTAGATGCTGGTGCTGATTTGGGAATAGCGGTCTCGGCAGGCAATGGAATATCAACGTCCGGGACTTCAACGGTTACTGTCTCTGCTAATCCAGCAATGACACCTTATATTTCTAGTACCGGAAAAGTATTAGTATTTGGATTTTAATAGGAGGAAAATATGGCAAGTGAAGTAATGAAAGTAAAGCTGGTAGCAGGAGTTACAAATTCTGAAAATGATTTGTTAACGGCAGCATCAGGTAAAACTTTAACGATACTTAATATATCGATTTGTGAAACGGCGGGAGCTGATGAAACTTTTGATCTCTATATTAGAGATGACGCTGGTGCTAATGATTATGAAATTTATTCAGATCAAGCTCTAGCTGCCAACGCAACTTTCGAACATACTACAAGAATTGTGCTTGAAGCAACTGACGTGCTTTCAGCTAAAACCGCTAGTAGTGCTAATGTTGACGTTGTTATTAGTTATTTAGAACAAACGTTATAGGAGATAAAAATTTATGAGTGGACCAGTAGGAAATAATCCATATCGAGCTTCAGGAGTTGTTGCTGCTGCGGCTGGTGGGGGTGCGATCAGTTGGTGTACCACAGTTAAGACCGGAGCCTTTTGTGTTGCCGCAGGATCAGGTTATTTAGTGAATACAACTTCAACCGCTTTTACAGCAACCCTTCCATGTAGTCCAGCCGAAGGTGATCAAGCTTCCTTTGTGGATTTTGCAGGGACATTTGATAGTAATGCTTTAACATTAGGAAGAGGTGGTAAAAAAATTAAAGGTGCATGTTGTGATGCAACAGTAAGTGCAGAGAGAGGCGCCGTAACAATTATTTATACGGGAACCACTCAAGGGTGGATACAAACAAGTCAAGGTAATGATGGTACAATGGTTCAAGCTGAATTTGTAGCAGCAACAGGCGGTAATCAACCAACGGCGACAGGATGTATTGTCTGTACGAATTATAAAGTTCATACTTTTACAGGAACAGGACCTTTGTGCGTATCGAATGCAGGAAATTCGGCTGGTTCAAGTACCATAGATTATTTGGTTGTCGCTGGAGGTGCAGGCGGCGGAGGAGGCGGCCCTGGAACTCATAGTGGTGGAGGAGGAGGTGCTGGCGGTTATAGAGAATCTAATGGTACAGCATCAGGTTGTTATACCACTTCTCCTTTAGGCACAGGTCCATGTACAACAGCTTTAACTGCTGCCGTAACAGATTATACAATAACAGTTGGTGCAGGCGGTGCAGGTTCACTTTCAAAAAACTGCAAAAGTACTGCTGGCGACGATTCAGTTTTTTCAACAATAACCTCTGCTGGGGGTGGTACATCTGGCGAGGCAGGTGCCAGCGCTCCTGGAAGTGCAGGAGGTGCAGGAGGTTCAGGCGGAGGTGGTGGTTCGTGTACTGGTGGTGCTGGAGGAGCAGGTAATACCCCTCCTACAACTCCTAATCAAGGTTTTGCTGGTGGCAGTGGCAAATGTAATCCTGCTCCCGATTTATCTTCAGGCGGCGGTGGCGGAGCCACAGCTGTTGGAGCTAACGCAGGTTGTGGAGAAGGAGGCGACGGTGGTGCCGGAGCAACTTCTTGCATTACAGCTTCTCCCGTGGCGAGAGCTGGTGGTGGAGGAGGAGGCGCTAATGTTGCGGATGGTGGTGGCCAAGGAACGGCAGGTGGAGGAAACAGTAATCCCACGCCGGGCCCTGCCATGGCTGGAACAGTAAATACAGGCGGAGGAGCAGCTTCGGGTTCTGCATCGACACCTCTTCCATGTAATGGAGGTGGAGCAGGCGGCAGCGGGTACGTTGTAGTAAGATACAAGTTTCAATAGGTAATTATGGCACATTTTGCAAAATTAGGTATTAATGGAAAAGTAATAGCTGTTCATGTAGTACATAACAGTGATGTGCTTAACGGTAATGGTCAAGAAGATGAAAAGGTAGGTCAACGATTTTTAGAAAAACTACATGGTTGGCCAAAATCCATGTGGATACAAACATCTTATAATACTCGGAATGGAATACATCTTGAAGGAAAAACCCCTTTGAGAGGCAACTATGCAGGATTAGGAATGATGTATGATGAAGATAATAATATTTTCAGGGCTAAACAACCCTATCCAAGTTGGACTTTAAATACGACAACGGCACGATGGGAACCTCCCACACCTGAACCAAGTACCATGACAGTAGATGAAGTAGCAGAGTCTTATACTTGGAATGAATCTACTAAAGCTTGGGATAAAGTCGTAGCCTAATCTTTACAAATATCCCTAAATCCTATAAAATCTGATGTATGCAGAAGAAAGTATTATCAGAAATAGATCTCTATATAGATACGGTTAAAGTTATTAAAATTGACCGCAAACAAATCAAGAATGACATTGTCAACAGCTTTGCTTTCGACAAACGTTTAAGTAGAAACAATAAAGATTATTCTTATCAGGATCTTGAAGTTCCTTACTCACAGCCTTTGCAATGGCTGAAAGACTATATTAGAGATCATTTTAAGGAATATTCTAAAACTTTAATTGGTAAAAAAGAATGGGGAAATATTTATAATCCTCACGAATCCTCATTCACTCGGCATCAAGTTGCACCGCTACTTTTAAAAACTTCACCAGACTATACCTGTCTTTATGGAGTGGAGGTGGCTAAAGATTCTTGTGAATTGGTGATCGAATATGATGATAATCGAAGAAAAAACAGGACTTGGCATATTCCTTTGCAAGACAATAAATTTATTATCTTTCCTTCCACGCAACGTTATTTTATATCTCAGAATAAAAGCAAACAAATGAATATTTTTTTAACCATGACTTATGAATATTGCTAATGAACCTTCAATATTACTATTGGTGGTTTAAATCCGTCATTCCTCCAAGAATCTGTGACGATATTGTTAAGTATGGATTAAGCCATAAAGAGGATACGGGAGTCACGGGAGGATTAGGTTACGCTAGAGATTTTAAAAAACAACCCTTGAATAAAAAAGAAACTAAAGATTTAAAAAAGAAAAGAGATTCCAGTATCGTCTGGATGAATGACCGTTGGATTTATAACGAAGTACACCCCTATGTCCATGAAGCTAATCAAAAAGCAGGATGGAATTTTAAGTGGGATTGGTCAGAATCTTGCCAGTTTACCAAATATAAACCTGGTCAATATTATGGTTGGCACTGTGATAGCTGGGAGAGAGTTTATACTCGGGAAGGTCCGACTAAAGGTAAAATAAGAAAGTTATCGGTTACGGTTTCTTTATGCGATGAAAAAGACTATAGTGGCGGAGAATTAGAATTTCAATTTAGAAATGTAGATAATCCTAAAATGAGTAGAATATGTAAAGAGATCCTACCCAAAGGATCTGTAGTTGTTTTTCCGAGTTTTGTATGGCATAGAGTTAAACCCGTAAAGAAAGGAATCAGGTATTCATTAGTTCTTTGGAATTTAGGATACCCTTTTCAATGAGCAATTTTAACTCTAGTATATATTTTGGAACTCCCGTATGGACCAATGATGTTCCTGAATTTTTAACCCCGATGAATAAATTATGCGATAAGTATATTAAACAGGCAAAGAAAAATCTTTTACCTACTATAAAAGAAAGGAATAAAAATTTTAAAAGAAAGCTGGGTGATTTTGGTTTATCGAATCATTCCACTTCCATTAATCAAGACCCTGAAGCTAAAGCATTTACAGAGTATTGTGGCAATCGAAGCTATGAATTTTTAGACTGGTGCGGGTTTGATTTAAGAAATCATAGTCTGCATTATAGCGAAATGTGGGTACAAGAATTTTCTCGTAAAGGTGGAGGACATCATGATACCCATGTCCATGGAAACCAGCATGTCAGCGGGTTTTATTTTTTAAAGGCCAGTGAAAAAACATCACTACCTGTTCTATATGATCCAAGACCAGGGGCCCTAATGACTAAACTTCCTCAAAAAGATGGAGCTAAAATTACTTATGCCAATGAGGCGGTCCATTATAAAGTTAAACCTGGTATGATGGTGATTATTCCAGGGTATATGCCTCATCAATATCCCGTGGATATGGGTGTAGAACCTTTTAGATTTATTCATTGGAATATTCAATGTGTACCTAAAGCTATATCTAATGCAACCAGTACTCCCACAACATAAATATCATCTGTTTGGACCTTACCTGGCAGAAATGCCAGTTGATCCTGATTATTGTGGCCGACTCTTAAAGCTGGGAAAAAAATTAAAAAAATCTCATCGAAAAAATTTAGCGGGTCAAATTGAGCACGAATATCTTTATGACTTACAGAAAGATTCCTGGATTTTTCAAGAGCTTCAAATTTATATTAATACTTGGATAGAGGGATATAAACGATTTAAAGGCCAAGCTAACTTTAATCCTAAGTACCAACTAACTCAAATGTGGATTAATCGAATGAAAGCCAAGGAATATAATCCTGTTCATGTGCATACTAATTGCGAGTTATCTTTTGTCCTATGGTTAGAAGTACCTCAACGAATGCTTGATGAAGCTAAAAAAACTAAAACGAATGCGGCTAATCCTGGGGCCATTTCTTTTCTTTATGGGGAAGAGTCAACGGGGTCTCTTATGGTGATAGAAAAACAGTTTGTACCTAAAATAAATACCTTAATGATCTTTCCTGCAAATTTAAGACACCAAGTCATGCATTTTAATTCAAAGGTTATTAGAACTTCAGTAGCAGGAAATATTAGATGGGTATGAGTTTTAAAAGAAAAAAATATTTAGTTATTCGAAAAGTCATTACCAAAGATATGGCTAATTTTATCTACCGTTATTTTAGTATGAAACGTAGGGTTGCGAGAAAATTTCTAGACGATCGTTATATTTCTCCTTTTGAGGAAGGGTGGGGAATGTGGAAAGATTCACAAGCCCCCAATACTTATTCTCATTATGCTGACTTGGTTATGGAGACTCTTTTAGAAAAAGTTAGACCCCGAATGGAAAAGGAAACAAAACTCAAACTTATTTCCACCTACTCTTATGCCAGAATATATAAAAAGGGTGACGTTTTAAAAAGACATAAAGATCGCTTTAGCTGTGAAATATCCACTACCCTGTTTTTAGGGGGAGAGCCATGGGATATCTATTTAGAACCGAATAAAAATGTAGGCAGACCTCCTGAAGGTCCCTATATTCCTACGACTAACAAAGGAATTAGAGTCGATCTTAAACCAGGCGATATGCTCATTTATTCGGGATGTGAACTAGAACATTGGAGGAAAGCCTTTCAAGGAAACAATTGCGCTCAAGTCTTTCTTCATTATAATCAAACTACTTCACCTGGAGCTATAGAAAATAGCTTTGATGGTAGACCTTTCTTAGGCCTTCCTGCTTGGTTTAGAAATTTTAAGTTGCCTTCCACTACGAAATAAAATATAATTAAGACTGGTGTGGGGGATCTTTCCACCACAAAGGTCTTCTACGCCTACTTATAATCTGTTGATATCCCCATTAATCTAGTATAATTGTAATATTAAAGACCCAAAATTTTTTTGGACTCATTTTTATTATGGTCCCATAATTTATAGGATAAATGGAATTTTCTATGCTACAAAAAGTATCTTTTTTACCAGGATTCAATAAACAAGTGACTCCTACCGGTGCCGAAGGGCAATGGACCGGAGGAGATAATGTACGTTTTAGATATGGCACTCCTGAAAAAATAGGAGGCTGGGACCAGTTGGGCGAAGATAAACTAACAGGAGCGGGTCGAGCCTTACACCATTGGGATGATAACGCAGGAGTTAAATACGCTGCGATTGGTACCAACAGAATTTTATACGTCTATTCAGGCGGACAATTTTACGACATTCACCCTATTCGAACCACTATTGCAGGTTGTGATTTCACAAGTACTTCTTCTTCAACAACCGTAACTATCACCTTCCCAAGTCCTCACGGTCTAATCGATGATGACATTGTTTTAATGGACGGAGTTAGCGGAGTGACGGCGGTTGGTTCTACTTATACGGATGCTTCTTTTGAAGATATAAAATTTATGGTGACGTCAGCACCAACGGCGACGACCATTGAAGTGACGATGGCGGCAACTGAATCAGGAACCCCTTTAAGTAATTCAGGATCTGCTTCAGGGTTATGTTATTACAGTGTAGGACCCTCTCAACAATTAGGCGGCTTTGGTTTTGGAACAGGAACGTGGTCAGGATCTGCTTCAGGAGCGGCAACCACAACTCTAGTATCAACAATTGCAGCCGATGCTGGGGTGACGAGTGTTACCTTAACAGACTCATCAGCTTTTCCAACGTCAGGAGAAATTAGAATAGGCACAGAGGATATTTCTTTTACCGCTAATGATACCGCTACAGGAATTTTAAGCGGAGGAGCCCGTGCACAAAATGGAACTACTTTAGCGGAACATACAGCCGGTGCCACGATAACTGATATTTCAGACTATGTTGGCTGGGGTGAAGCGTCATCAGCCGACTACACAATTGATCCGGGTTTATGGGTTTTAGATAACTATGGAACTAAACTCATTGCCTTGATCTATAATGCTCAGTGCTTTGAATGGGATGCAGCAGCATCCAATCCAACAGGAACCAGAGCTACAATTATTAGTGGAGCACCCACAGCTTCAAGACACATGATCGTCTCGCCCGTTGATCGTCACTTAATTTTCTTAGGAACTGAAACAACGATTGGTGATTCTACAACTCAAGATGATATGTTTATACGATTCTCGGACCAGGAGTCCTTAAGTGATTATACCCCTTCAGCAACCAATACCGCGGGCACGCAAAGACTGGCCCAGGGTTCTCGAATCATGGGAGCAATTAGAGGTCGGGACACTATGTATATTTGGACCGACTCTGCCATCTTCTTGATGCGTTTTGTAGGTCAACCTTTTACCTTTTCTTTTGAACACGCAGGAACGAACTGTGGACTCATTGGAAAGAATGCCTGCATGGAAGTGGATGGAACCGCGTTCTGGATGTCAGAGAATGGTTTCTTTCAATACTCAGGTCAACTTCAATCGATGCCGTGCCTGGTAGAAGACCATGTTTTTGAAGGCTTAAATTTCACCCCGAGAGATTTAATTAATGCTGGACTGAATAACCTCTTTGGAGAAGTGAGTTGGTACTATTGTAGTTCAGGTTCGAATGTCGTAGATCGAGTCGTGACTTATAATTATTTAGAATCGGTGATGTTGAAAAAACCGATATGGTACACAGGAACTTTAGCACGAACGGCCTGGGCCGATTCTTCTGTCTTTGAAAAACCTCATGCCTGTTATTATACGACAGCGGATAATGCTTCCTATGATGTCGTGGGTAATACCGATGGCACTACCATTTATTATGAACAGGAAACAGGGACCGATCAAGTGGATGCCGGAGGAGTGATCACTGCGATTTCAGCTAGTGTTCTTTCAGGAGACTTTGATATTACTCAGAAACGAGCGGCACAGGGACAGCTTTTAGGAGCTCCCGATATACGAGGGGATGGAGAATATATTATGAAGATTAGAAGATTTTTGCCTGACTTTATTAGTCAAACTGGAGATACCAAGATTACTTTATTTTTAAGAGATTATCCGAACAGTAGTACTGCAAGTTCTCCATTAGGGCCCTTTACAATTGATTCAACTACTACTAAAGTAGATACACGCGCAAGGGCAAGAGCCATTGCGTTGCAAATAGAGAATACTGGCAGCAGTGGTGGGTCTTATCAGGCTCAGAACTGGAAGCTCGGAACATTTAGACTGGACATACAACCAGACGGGAGAAGATAATTATGGCATGGCCTTTTGATAATCAAGGAGATACACAATCCGTACTACCAATAGATTATGGAGTACAAAAATTAGCGGGTTATGCTAATCAAAACTGGTTTCCAAATGAGGAAGTAGATGAAACAGTAACAGATATTAATCGACCTCTTCCTGATTATTATACTCAACGATTTGGAAAGCAGGCTTTCCCTCACACAGGATTTAATATGCCTGCGGCAGCTACAAGTAATTATATTCAACGAAAAGAACCAGGAACTTTAAGAAACATATGGGAAGGAACCAAAAATCTTGCATCTAACATAAGTCCAGTAGGAATTATAAATGCACTCACTAGAAGAAAAGGAGCAGACCAAAGCTTTGGAGGATATCCTGGCGGAATGTTTTCTAGAGCAGGACTCTTCCCTCAAGAAGTTTCTAATTTACAACAATTAGCTGATGCTAATTTATTAAGATCCGGGGGCAAAGATTTTACAGGAACAAATGTCGTGTCACAATTTGGAAATTACAATCAACACATGGCTGACAAGAAAGCACAATTTGAAGCTAAACTTCAAGACAGAGATTATTTATCCACATTAGGTAATCCAGATGAGATTAATACTCTCGAAGATTTATACCATGCATATCGAACTAAGTATGGAAAAAACGCAGCGATTGCGAAAAGATTAAATCATTATGCTAACTGGACTAATCGAACAGGAACAGCTGCTGATAAAATAACTGACACTGTTACAGATGTCACAAGACCTGGCGATGGAGTAACGCCCGCAGGTCCTGTCACTACAGGCGGAGGAGGAACATTTAATCCAGTTTTAGATCCAAGAGGTAGAACGGATCGAGGAGGAGGCGCCGCACCAAGTTGGCGTGGAGCAACCGCAGCTAGAGAAGCTGCAGGACAACAAGTTGCTGGACCAGGATTTGGTCGAGGAGCCTACTGGGCAAAAGGTGGTCGAGTCGGACTAAGACTAGGAGGAGATCCTGACGAACCGACTGAAAACATATTTGAATTTATGCAAGATCAAGGAGTTAATTATGATCAGATGGCAGAAGGAGTAGAACAAAAATTTCTTTCCGATGAGCTTGGAGCTATTGACGTGGACGAGGAGACATTAGCAATGATTACTGATTTGTTAGGTAGAGAGACAGATGTATCTACTATTAGCACATTAACTGGAAAAGATGAAGGAACAATAGAACGAGTTATAAGAGTCCTTACTACTCAATCTCAAGCTCAAGGTGGAAGCGTAGGTTTTTTTGATGGTGGTTTAGCGAGCCTTGTTTAATGGCAAAAATTGTACAAGCATTAACAAGAGCGAGTAAAGAATACGATCCCGTAATGTTATCGTCCTTAGTTCGGGATCTAGACAGCGTTCTTAATAAACTTAACACTTCTTTTCAACAAGAACTTCAACAGGAGATCCAAGCGCAAGCTTTCTTCATTGAATAATGGCAATTATCAATCAATACAAAATGTATGGAGCCACAAGTACAGCAGCTGAAGGACCCATCAAATTTTTTGGTACCACAACGATCAGTGGAGTCGCTACTCAAAATCCTTTAATTTCAGAAACGTATATTGTGAAGTCGTTACATGTGACTAATAAATCAGGATCGAATACACCGACGATTACCATAACGAACAATGGGTTTCAGGTTATTAATACTCAGACTTTAACCGCTGCTACGAGTGTAGAAATTTTAACGAATCCTATGGTTGTGGAAGGGAACACGGTTCTTTCTTATACGACAGCAGGAACCGTTAGCGATGGCGTAGACATTACGATTAGTTATTTAAATATTAAAAAAGAGGTTACCGTATAATGGAACTTAAACCCACTAAAGTCACGACAACGATCAGTAATTTAAAAACAAAGGAGAAGTATAAGAGCGAAGAAGAGTGGAAAGCGAAGGGAATACCGGAAAAAGACATCCGAAGAGATGTCCATGTCCTGATGCCACCGCTTGATTTATTCTCGAAAACAAA